ATAGTTTGCTTTAGTTGTAGCAAATATATTCAAGTCTCTCATAAGTAAATCTGTTCCATTAATCTGGAAGTTTACTTTCTCATCTGCTGCTGTAACATAAGTTAATCTTGCAGAAGGTTTTGTTGAGTGATAGAATTGAGCTAAGTCAGTTCTCATTTGATGTACTCTTGGCATTAAGTAATCAGAGTGTTGCATAAAGTACATTTCAGTCTGTGCATATGATGCTCCTACTGCTTGTTCAACGCCTGTTGCAGTTTGTTGAGAAAGTTGTTGACCCATTCTTTGTGGATTAATACCTATAACTTCATATGCTTGTTGTTTCATATATGTAGCTAACTGTATTCTTGACATTAACCTTGATGTTTGTTCAAGGTCTAATTTTTGAAAGTGCTGAAAGTTTAATGCATTCTCTGTATTAGTTATAGATGTATCTAATGGTAACATCTGGAAGTTCTTCATAGCTACATAAGCTTTAGCTAAGTTGTTCTTACCCCAGTCTTCACCCATTGAGTGTCTTGGTAATGCATTCTGATCTAGTAGTATTACTGTACCTAGTTCGTCAACAAGGATATCCGCTATTTGATTGTTTACTATATTGTATCCTATCTGAAATGGTTTCATTAAATCAATCAATGCTGTAGACTTAGTATTTCTATCTGAGAATACTGCACCCTCTACTGGTAACTTACAACCATATATAGAGTTATCTCCTTTAAATTGAAATCTTAATGGACCTATGTTTTGTTTATCTATACCAATATATAGTGGCGTAAATCCACCTGGATTATTCATACCCCAGAATGATGGAATATTTGGTCCAACTTTTATACCTCCCCATACTTCATTAATCCATATCCAATCAATGTGCTCTCCATATACTAAATTGTCTTTAGTCTTGTTCTTGAAGAGTCTTGTATCATATATTGGATTATCAGTTACTTTATAGTCTTCAGTTACTATTTCAGTTATTACTTCACCTGAGTCAGTAATTTTAGTTAAGTGACCTACTTTTCTTTGAGATTTCCAGTATCCTGTAGTTACTCTCAATAAGTATGCAGTACCTTGGTCATAATAATCTTCACCTTCTCTTAAAATATAATTGATTATATCTCCACTGTTAAAGATATTATTAGCTGCAGCTGTAGAGTATTGACGCATACCTAATGAAGGCATATTAGTATTCCAGTCATGAGACTTAGTAGCATCATAAAAAGATCCGTCATTCTGTACACCACCAATATTATATCCTGCAGATCTAATTGGATAGATAGCTTCTAATGATGCCATCTGATCCTCATTCATCATATACCCATACTTATCAATAACATCAGCTACTGTTAGCATGTCTGTTTTACCAACCCAGTTAGATTGAGATATATATCTAGCATCAGGAGATTTGTGATAGAATGTAAGTACAGGATTCCATAATTCAACATCATAATCATCTTCCATCATACGCATATGCCAGAACTCTCTATCTGTAATAAGCATATCTCTGAATCCTCTTTCTTCTAACTCATCCATTCTAAATCTTTCAACATCAACTTCATGTTGGTGAGTAGCCCACTGTTCAACCATTGATCTGTAATCCTTTTTAAAGAATTGTTCAATCTCAGGTAATGATTTAAGTTTATCAGGATTTAATTGTTGTTGTGCTTCTTCAGATTCAGGATCAAGACCTTGTTCTACCATTGCTGCAATAATCTTCATGCTTGCATCAGACATAAGCACATCTTCTACCATTTGTCTTTTTTGCTCCATCATCTCATTATAAGATCCTTCATCAACTGCACGGTATGATAACTTACTTGATCTTTTAGCAAACTCAGCTACAAGAACATTAATAACATTTGGGATGATAGGATAAAACTTTAACTCAAGTGCAGATGCATCTTCTTTAGTAAGAGTTTCAATTATATCTCTATAATCATTATCTTCTTCAACTATATAATCAGATTTATCTATAACACCTTTTGCTAATTTGTAGTTCTTCATTAACCTACGGGCATTTCTTTTAATCTGTTTAAGACCATTCCACTCTAACCAGTCAAGATTCCAAGCAGCCCACTTATCATCCTTTTCTTTTTTAGGTATAAATTGTAAAGGTTGAGTTATACTACCTAATCTATTGTGTTCTGTTTTGGCACCCTTTTTTAATTGTAAACTGTTATATACTTGCATATCTTTTTATTTTAAATTTTTAAATGGTGACCTGTTTAATTTTTTATTTTCACCCAATCCACTTCTACCCATATGTCTAAAAGGACTACTCTTTAAGGTATATAAATTTTTTTGATTTTCCAACTTTTTACTTGCATCATCCATCACTACTCTTTTAGCATAACCTATATTTGCTTGCTGTATTTTAACAAAAGATACCAGTGCAGCAAAAGCTACAAGTCTATCCACGTTGACACCATCCTGATAAGCTTGCATTTCTTTAAGTAACATGATGTCTGGTATACGTTCAACACCATAGTTTATCTTTACTGTAGTACCATCATCTTTTTGTATATGATCTATTTCTTCTGTAAGATAGTCAATAGTATAACTAATCATGTGATTTTTAAATAATGTTCCCGTATTTCTCCAACCATACTCCTGGAATACGTTAGCATTTGCACCTACATCTTTTAAAAATACTATCTGATTTCTTGGTACCAAGTATCTTTGTTTTTTTCTAGCTAACATATGATTGATAAACTGAGAGATATTATTCTCAACAATTGTAAAGGCATTATACCATTCAATTATAAGTTCAAGTCTTTCATGTGTTTTATTTATATCATCAAATCTACCACACCAAGCAGCTACAATCTTATCTCTTTCTATAAAAGTCTCTGCTTCACCATTAGTAACTTTAGTCACTTCAACCGGTGCTTTCATTACATATATAGAACATAGTGATTCTGAGGTAGTTGTCTTACCCTCTGCAACAGGGTCAATTGATGCATAGTACATTCCATATGTAGGATCAGGTACTGGTCTTTCCCATACTACTAATGTACCTGTTTTATCTTCTGTCTTTTTAGATATAGGAAACTCTGCAATAGGTAATTTACTTGTACCTTTTACTTTTACTTTACCTGTTTCATCTCTTGATATATCTAAATATTCTGAAGAGTATTCTTTTTCTTCAATTCTTCTTAATTGTGCATTAACTAAATGAGGAGGAAACTTAGATGCTTTTCTAAATGCAAATGCCTCTTCTATATTTCTTGGATGCTGTGATACTTCAAGTTGATAATCTTTAGCTTCCTTATTTTTCTTTATCTCAGCAAAGTATTCATCAAGTGCAATCAGTGCTTCTTTTACAAGACTATTACCATAGTCATCTATGTATGGAGGCATTGACCATTGTTCAGGAATAAATAATCCTGATTTACCCCATGTATTTTCTTTATCAATTAGATTAGTCTCTACTGCGTATATATCATTGCTATTAGGATCAAGTATCATTTTCTTTAATGGCTCACATTGATCCAAATCTCCAACTGATCCTGCTGCTATAAACATACCAGTAGTCATCATCCCTGATTTAAGTGCTGGTTTAATATATCCAAATGTAGTATCCATCTTAGGAGCAATACCAGCTTCCTCATGAAAGAAGAACTTAACCGGTCCCCCTACACCATTTGTTGGATCTTTCTCAAAAGACATACCTTGCATAGTACCTTTTAAACCTGCTTCAGTTTTTCTATCTCCTCTTCTGACTTCAATCTTTTGTTGCCACATCATGACCTTGTCTGGAGACATAGGTCTATACCATGCCGTGTGCTCATTTAAGAATGCTGCATATTCAGATAAGAATTTCCATGTACCTTTTTCATTAATGTAATCTTTTAGGGAGGCACCCATCTTTAAAGTAACCCCTGCTTCAAACCATAACTGATTAATAAGCTTACCTGCATGAAAGTATGAAGATGCTATCTGACGTTTTTTAAGAATAGCTACGTGCATGTAGTTTACTTCTGCAAGTATTTCATACATGGCCATATGATATTGAGCATCTCTGATTTTTGCAAATCCAAAGTTCTGCTCCTCCTTATCAAAGATAGGTAAGAAATTTAACCACATGTAATAATCTCTTGTGAGGAACCAAGTCTTATTACCATTCTTAACAATTACACCTAATCTACACTTAGCTTTTTGATCATCCCAGTAATTAATAAAATCCTTAGATTTAAATGGTGCAACACAGTATACCTTGTCTTTATTAAATTTAGTTGACTCAGCATTAAATATCTTATTAGTTACTTCATCAAATTCATATAAACCTGGTTCTTTAAATATTGAGAATAAAAAGTCACCAAAATCTTTTCTACTATCAAAAGATGTAGTAGTCCAAGTACCATTATCCCAAGTTGGTATATCTGAATATATATTTTCCATATAATTAATTATTGATCATAAGCCATACCAATTCCTCCTCTTACTTTACTGGATTGCTCATCCTGTAGATCTTTATATACACCTTTAAATGAAGCTCTAATCTGATCAAAGTTTTTAGCTGCAGCAACTAATGCATTTATATTACCATCTCTTCCATCAGTAATCTGTGTAGTTTCCATGTATCTTCCTAATCTATCTATCATAGATGA